TCCTAAGCAGAAGCCAAGTGGAAAGAAGAAGTAATGGCTGTTAATGCGGCGGGTAATTATACTAAACCTAAAATGCGGAAGTCTTTGTTTCAGCGTATAAAGGCTGCTAACGTTCAGGGCACTGCTGCTGGCAAGTGGTCAGCAAGGAAGGCGCAACTATTAGCAAAGCGGTACAAGGCTGCTGGTGGAGGATATAGATCATGAGTGTAACTGAAAGTTTGTCTAATAAAGTTTTATCCATACGCGAAAAGGCTGACGGAAATGTTGATCTTAAAAAGTATATTGGTCAGTTATCTAATTTACTTGAAGATGAGAAAAAAGTTAAACAGCCCAATAAGGCTAATTTAAATTTTATTAGATCGCAGATTAGAACTCTAAAGCAAGAGCAGAAAATTGCTGACAAGGAGAGGGCGGGGAATACAAAAGGCTCGTCTAAAGTTAGTCGCTCTTTATTAAAGCGCGGCGGCGCTGGTGGCAGAATGATGATGCCCCAAGAATATTCCAAACGTTCTTTGTATAAGCCCAAGACCAACTAATGAAGGCTTCTCAGAAATCATTATTAAGCTGGGGCAAGCAGAAGTGGCGCACCAAGTCTGGCAAGAAGTCTAGTGAGACTGGTGAGCGCTACTTACCTGCTAAGGCTATCGCTGCTCTTAGTGATTCTGAATATGCAGCTACAACCGCAGCTAAACGAAAGGGCAAGGCTAAGGGTAAGCAATTTGTGGCTCAACCGAAAGCAATTGCTCGGAAGGTAAGGAAGTACAGAACTTGAGCTTTACAAATACTTTAAAGCAGGAAGAGCTTACTATGCTTCGTCGCATTGTGAAGAATATTCACTTTCAATATTTTGATCAGAAGCATGGAAAGTCTTTTGTAACTGATAGAATGCTGGACAATGTGATTGAGAACATTGGTCCTGAAGCTGCTGAGAAGATGATTAGGTCTGGTGTGGATCAAGGACTGCGTTAGTGGTTGATTTCAAGTACAAGCCTGACGGTGAGCATCTTAAGTCTTTCATGCGGGATGATACTTTTTTTCGTGGCGTAAGGGGGCCTGTTGGCAGTGGTAAGAGTGTTGGGTGTTGTGTCGAGGTTTTTCGCAGGGCTTTGGAGCAGAAGAAAGCGCCAGACGGAAAGCGAAAATCCCGATGGGCAATTATACGAAATACAAACCCACAGCTACGAACTACGACTATTAAAACATGGCTTGACTGGTTCCCAGAAAACGACTGGGGAAAGTTCACATGGTCGGTCCCGTACACGCACCACATTAAAAAAGGTGAAATAGATCTTGAGGTTATCTTCTTAGCATTAGATAGACCTGAAGACGTTAAGAAACTCTTATCACTAGAGCTTACTGGAATATGGATTAACGAAGCTAGGGAAATCCCCAAGTCAATTATTGATGCGTGTACAATGCGTGTGGGTCGATACCCTTCTATGCGTGATGGTGGGCCTAGTTGGACTGGCGTTATTGCTGATACCAACGCGCCTGAAGAAGATCACTGGTGGCCTATTATGTCTGGTGAGGTTCCGATTCCTGACCACATACCGCGAGAGCAAGCCAAGATGTTGGTTAAGCCAGACAACTGGCGCTTCTTTACGCAACCCGCTGGAATGGTAGAGGTTAAGAACGAAGAGGGCGAGATTGATAGCTATAAGCCCAACAAGGAAGCTGAAAACACAAAGCACATGATGAAGTCTTATTATCCCAATTTAATTCAGGGTAAGACAAAAAGCTGGATTGATGTGTACGTTATGAATAAGCTTGGCTCAATTCAGGACGGAAAGCCAATATATCCTATGTTTGCCGTGGATGTTCATGTTGCCAAGGAGGAGATAGCCATTGCTGCTGGCGCTCCTTTGTATGTTGGCTTGGACTTTGGATTAACTCCCGCTGCTACTTTGGGTCAAAAGATCCGTGGGCGGTGGTTGGTGCAAGCTGAGATTGTTGCGTTTGATATGGGCATTGTTAGGTTTGCTGAAGTTCTCAGGGAAGAGATTGCAACTCGCTTCTCAGAATGTTCCGATGTGTATATATACGGCGATCCCGCTGGTGACTTTAGAGCGCAGACTGATGAATCTACTCCCTTTCATATTCTGCGCGGCGCTGGCTTGAGGGCATTTCCTGCGCCTTCCAACTCTGTTGACCTTCGGCTTGAATCGGTTTCCTCCCAACTGAATAAGATGGTTGAAGGGAAGCCAGCGTTTTTAATTGATCGGAGATGCCAACAGTTAATCAAAGGCTTTGAGGGCGGGTATCAATACAAGCGCATGGAAGTAAGCGGTGAGCGATATGCGGATAAGCCAGACAAGAATATGTTTTCTCACATTCACGATGCGCTGCAATACATGATGCTTGGCGCTGGTGAGGGCAGAGCATTGATGAACAATCAAAAGCCAGCCCGACCCGTTGTTGCGAATAGAAACTTTGATGTGTTTAACAAGAAGCCAAACAAGCAAAGAAGACAGGGCCTTTGGGCTAGGATGTAATTGTGCGTTGCAATTATTCTTTTTCTCTGCTTTTGGGGTCTTAACAAAGGAGATAGCTTATGTGCGGAAGAAGAAGCAAACCCGATCCTCGCATCAAAGAGGAGCAGGAGAAATCAAGAGCAGCAGCAGAGGCCGCTAAAGAAGCGGCGGTTGCAGAGCAAGTTGATAAGCGCATGAAGCAGCTTGAGCTAGAGCGTGAGAAAGAAGCGACTGCCGCTGCAACTAAAGCCGCACAAGAAGCTAAGGCTAGACGTCAAGCTGAGATGGAACGCAAGGCTGAAGCTGATCGTCAAGCAAAGCTTAAGTCTGAAGCTGAAGCTGCCAAAAGAGAGCGCGAGTCTTTATTGACCAGAGCTAAAGAATCATTTGGCCCTGAGACAGTTAGAGGAAAAGGCGGTAGTGAATTTGTTGCTGGTTCTGAGGTAACTGCCGCTGGAGTTGCTGGTGAGTCTGATGCCGCAAGACGTAGACGCTCTACACGCGGGGGCCGTGGTCGCCGTAGCTTATTAACATCTTCTGCGGGTGGCATGGGATATTTCAGTAGGTTCTTATAATGATAGTAGACCCAATCGCAAAAGAATACCTAAAGCGGTATGAGAGAGCGAAGGCAAAGCGCACTAACTTTGTTGACGTATTTGAAGAGTGCTATGAGTATGCGCTTCCGCAGCGCGAATCATTTTACTATGAGTCTTCAGGACAAAGGCGTGACGATAAGATCTTCGACGAAACTGCTGTTGTAGGTGTTCAAGAGTTTGCATCAAGGCTTCAGTCTGGTCTTGTTCCAAACTTTGCGCGTTGGGCTGATTTGAATGCTGGATCTGAGGTTCCAAAGGAGCAGCGCGATTCAGTAAACAATGATCTGGACGAAGTAACTGAATATGTCTTTGAGGTAATTCAGAACTCTAACTTTGCTCAAGAAGTGCACGAGTCCTTTATGGACTTGGCAGTCGGGACTGGTATTCTGGTTTGCGAGGAAGGGGATGCAATCAATCCCATTCGCTTCTCTGCTATCCCCCTTCCACACGTCATTCTGGACACCGGCCCCGACGATAGTATCGACCATGTGTTTCGTGAAAGAAAGAACATTAGGTTTGACCAGCTTAAGATAATGTATCCGAAGGGAACATTTAGCAACGAGCTTCTAGGCTTGATGAGCAATCAATCGGATCAGACAACAACTGTTCTTGAGATTGTTTGCCGCGATTACTCTAAGATAAATGAAGAGGCTTATTATCATTACGGGATTTGTATGACTACAAAGTCTGTATTGATGAAACGTCAGATGAAAGGCTTGGGTTCCAATCCGTTTATTTGCTTCCGTTGGGCTAAGTGTGCTGGTGAAGTTTATGGACGGGGGCCTTTGTTCAATGCCCTCTCAGCAATTAAGACAACCAATCTAACTGTTGAGCTAATCCTTGAGAATGCACAGATGGCTATCTCTGGGATTTATCAAATGGAAGATGATGGTGTGGTAAACCCTGATACGATTAATTTAGTTCCGGGCACAATCATCCCAAAGGCAATGGGCTCTGCGGGATTGCAACCTATACAAGCAGCGGGAAGCTTTGATGTTGCTCAATTGATTCTCAACGACATGAGAAACAATATCAAGCGAGCGCTATACAACGATATGCTTGGCGATCCGAATAGAACTCCCGCTTCTGCAACTGAGGTTGCGGAGCGTATGGCTGACTTGTCTCGTCGGATTGGCTCTGCATTCGGAAGGCTGCAAGTAGAATTGGTTCAGCCTGTGCTGCAAAGGGTTATTCATATCTTAAAGAAGCAGGGGCGCATTGATGTGCCTATGGTGAATGGTCGTGAAGTTAAAGTTAAGTCAGTGTCGCCATTGGCGCAAGCGCAAGCCAACCAAGATATTACAGCAGTATCGCGCTTCCTTGAATTGGCTCAAGGCGCGTTTGGCCCAGAGATGATGCAGCTACTTATTAACAGTGAAGAGACTGCCGCATATCTAGCTAAGAAGTTTGGTGTGCCAGATACTTTGATAAGAGATGCACAAGAACGCGAACAGATAGTTGCAATGATGCAGCAAATGCAGCAAACTCAGGGGCAAGCACCACAACCAATGGAGTAATGCTTGAACCAGAAGATTAACGTGGGCGTTGATGGAATACAGCGGCCACAAAACAAAGATCGTGAGATCAGTCAAAACATAGCAACGCTGCTTGGCTCAGATACAGGCCAAGCGGTGTTAAAGTATTTAAGGTCGATTACCATTGAGATGGTACACGGACCTAATGTTACTACGGAAGAATTACGCCACATGGAGGGCCAGCGTTATATCGTTGGCCTTTTGGAAAGTCGTATGAATCATGCACACAAGGTAAAGAATAATGGAACAAGAAGCACAAGCAAGTGAAGCACCAGTAGAAGCACAGGTTGATGCAGCACCAGAGGCAACACCTGAACGCCCTGAATGGCTTCCAGAAAAGTTTAATGATCCAGCGGATTTAGGCAAAGCATACAAGGCACTTGAGTCTAAGCTAGGCGAAAAAGAAGAAGATGTTCGCAATCGCTTAATGGAAGAGTTGCAAACTCAAGCGTCTGAAGGCGTTCCTGCAAGCGCCGGTGAATATGAGTTGCCAGACTTTATTGACAGCGAAGAGGCATTGCAGAGCGATATGCTTCAGCAATGGGCCGAGCACTGCCATGGCAATGGATATACCCACGAAGAATTTCAAAAGGGTATTGAGATGTACATGAATGGCATGGGTCCAGAGCCAGACATGGAAGCTGAAGCTGCAAAGCTAGGCGAAAACTCTGCAGCTAGGATCGAAGCAGCAAACCTTTTTGCGAATCAGTTCTTTCCAAAAGAGGCCATCTCAGCGATTGAGCGTATGTGCGAAACGTCTGAGGGCATTGTTGCGCTTGAGGCAATCATGTCAGCAATGAAAGACCCAAGTGTTTCAGAGCAAAACAACATCGCAGCAAACTTTAGCGAGGTTGAGTTGCAGGATATGATGAAGGACGAAAGATACTGGAACCCAGCTAGACGCGATGACAATTGGGTTAATAAAGTAAATGAAGGGTATCAGAAACTTTATGGATGAAATCAAAATCATGGAAAGGGGGTCTTACTACTTGACCCCTTTTCAAGAGGATCATGTGTATGAGTTTATACACGTTATTCATCCAGAGAATGTAAGAGAGCTATATAAGCTTGGGCATACTAATGTCATTGATGCGTTAAAAGAAATGACTGAGATGAGCGAGGTTTACCTTGTTCGAGATGGTAAGGGCGAGATTGTTTTTGTTGGTGGCTTGTTCTTTGACCAAGACACACCTCAGATGTTTGCAATGTTTAGCAGCAAGCTAAAGGATAACTTTACTGTTCTTGCTCGCGGCTCAAAGATGTTGATAAACTTTTTTGATAAGTCTTACCCTATGCTTTCGATGACAATTCAGGCTGATTATGAGTCAATGTTGAATTGGGCAGCATGGCTTGGATTCGAGCCTGTTGGCATCTCTGATTATAAAAATGCACAATATGTTGAATTTGTGCGTTGCAATCCTGCGAAAAATTATGTTTCACATGAAACATCACGGCCCGTAATGCACTGAGAAGCCCAATAGGATACCTTCGTTGATGATGCCAAGCGGATACCCAGATGCCCGTAACAACAACTTAGGAACTGTAAAATGGCTAATACAATCGACCAAGCCTTTATCAAACAGTTTGAAACCGATGTGCATCTTGCTTATCAGCGCATGGGTTCCAAGCTTCGCAATACTATTCGCTCAACAAATGTGACTGGTTCTGTCGCTCGCTTCCAAAAAATTGGAGCCGGTGCAGCATCAACTAAATCACGCAATGGTGACGTTACCGCAATGGAATTGGCGCACACCAACGTTGAAGCAACCATGGCAGACTTCTACGCTGCGGAATACATCGACAAACTTGATGAGTTGAAAATTAATATCAACGAGCGTCAAGCTGTTGCTGAGTCTGCTGCTTCTGCATTGGGTCGCAAAACTGATGAGATTATCACGACAGCAATGGACGCTGGTGCTAACTCAACTCAGATTGCTGACACTGGTGGCGCTTTGGCAAAAGCTGACTTGCTTTCAATCTTTGAAACATTCGGTTCTGCTGACATTCCAGAAGACGGACAGCGTT